TGTCTGACATCCTCGTCAAGCTGGCCGAGGCTACCGGGCTACCGACCGAGGCTCCCGAGCTTCTGGCCGAGGTCCGCCGCCTTCAGGATGACGCCGCCAAGGCGGTCGTGCTCGCCGAAACTCTCGAAACTGCCACCCAAGAGGTCGAGTCCCTGCGGACCCGGAACGTGCTCCTTGAGGACCGCGAGAAGACGCGCACCCTCGACGCGGCGTGCTCCATCGGACGCATCGCGCCGACCGAGCGCGATCAGTTCTGGAAGGTCCTTGAGACCCTGGGCGAGGACGACACTCACCGCCTCTTCACCGAAGGCCGCGTCCCCGTGGGTCGTGACTCCTCCGAGCAGGCACCCGCCGAAGCCGCCCCCACCGACGCTGTCGACGCCTTCGTGGCGCTGATGGATCGGTTCATGAGTGAGGGCAAGTCCGAGGTCGAGGCTTGGCAGCTCGCTGCCCAGGCGAACGGCTCCACCCTCTACATCGAGGAGAACTAGAAAATGGCTGGTTACATCAAGGGAATCTCGGCGACGTTTATCTCCGCCGCCGACTACTCCGCGACCCCCTATCGGATCGTCCACGTGACCGGCGAAGACATCGTCACCAGGAGCACTGACGCCGACGGCGTGGGCCAGTTCCCGCTCGGCGTCTTGACCGACGAGGTTGGGGCCGCATCTGGGGACGCTGTCACCGTGCAGCTGTCGGGGATCGCCAAGGTGGAGGCCGGTGCTGCTACTGCGGTTGGGTCCTCAATTACGACCGACGGAAGTGGCCGAGGAGTCGCCGCCGTCGCCGGCGACTTCTGTATCGGGATCTCGCTTCAGGCCGCCGGGGACGCCGGTGAGATCATCCCTGTTGCTATCACCTCTTTCGTCTTCGCCTAGGAGCCTGAACCATGGCAAATCGCGCAAATCTCGGAGTCGACCGGATCCTTTCCCGTTGGACTCTCCTCCTCAAGAATCGCCCAAACATGTTCGTGGCCGACAGATGCCTGCCCCAAAGCGTTGTCAACCACCCTCGGGGCAGCTACTACACCGTGGATCCGGGGATGTCCTACGCCTCCCCCGGCTATGGTCTCCTCCGCACTAGCGGCGCGGACTTCCGGCGGATCACGACGGACGTGAGTCAATCAAGCCTGTACACGCTTGCCGAGTACGGGATCGAGGCCCCGGTCGACGACATCGACCGGGAGTTCGCCGGCTCGGACGCTCTGGACCTGCGCCAGGCCGCGACCGAGATCGCATGGAATGCCGCGATGATCGAGCGTGAGCGGGACTTCGCTGACCTGCTCTTCTCGACCGCGACCTTTAGCGGTTACACTGCGGCGCTCTCGTCAACCGACCCATGGGACAATGCGGCATCGTCTCCCCTGACGCAGGCCGACGAGGCGTGCGAGTCCATCCGCCAGAACACTGGCGTTCCTCGCTCGGAGGTTTCGCTTCTGGTGGGCGCCAAGGTCTGGGAGGCCCTGCGCAAGAACACGGCCATCACGGACTTCTACAAGAACGTAGTCGCAGGCAAGACGCACCTCGATGAGGCCACGGTCGCCAGCGCGCTGGGGATCAAGGAAGTTATCGTGGGCTCTGCTGTCGGAAACTCGGCAATCGAGGGCGCGACGAAGACCATGGCGAATCTGTGGGGTAAGTTCGCCCTGTTCTATCACAAGGTCGACGCTCCCCGAGCGCTCACACCGCACGGCGTCGGCGCCTGCTTCACGATGGCGGGCCGACAGGCTGGCCGGGTGGAGCGGTTCCGCGAGGAGCCCCGCAGCGAGATTATGCTGGTGTCCTGGCTGGAGGCCCGCGTGGTCACCAACGCCAGCTCCGGCTACCTCTACAGCACGGTCGTCAGCTAATGAAGGTCTGCGTCTGCGCAGGTCAGAGGGTCATCCAGGGGGGCGTCTCGCATTGCGCGGGCGCCGTCCTGGAGCTTTCGTCCGACGAGGCCGAAGCCATGATGGCGATCGGCGTCGTTGAGAAGGTCAAGGCCCCAAAGAAGAAGGCCCCCGCCAAGAAGAAGGCGAAGGCCGAAGAGGCTGAGTGATGAAGCTGATCGCGTGCTGTCCCATGTCTGTCGACGGTGCCAAGCTCTCGCCTGGCGACGCCTTCGACGCGACCGACTACAGCGGCGCCAAGCTCATCGCTCGGGGCGCTGCCAAGGCCGCGCCCAAGGGCAAGTCCAAAGCGAAGAAGAAGGCCGAGGACAAGGCCGAAGAATAGGGGATCACCGTGGCCTATAACGCAGACCTTGCCACGGCGACCTCGATGGCTCCCCAGCTCGGGACACTGAGCGGCAGCACCACGCCCACCAGCACTCAAGCGAACGTGATCTGGGCGCGGGCCTACGACCAGGTCCGGGCGGCCCTCCTCGCCAACGGACTCAGCACGACGGTGACCGCGTCCAGCGTGGCCGCCGGCTGGGCTCAGCGTGCCGAGATGTTCCTGGCGAGCGGCGAAGTGCTGATGGCGAAGGGCTCCATTGGGGTCAACGCCGAGAGCACCGCGCCTGCCCTGATCACAATGGGCGAGACGATGCTGGGGAGCCTGCCAGACATCCGCCAGATGCTCATCGACAACGGGTGCTCAGAGGACAAGGGCACAGCCGACAGCCGCATGGGCTCGCACTGGACCCGGGCGGAGGACCCCGAGTGGGACGCGGACCCCGGCGGCCCCGACGTGCCCTACGCGGCGACTCCGATCTTCCCTGACGGCTCGGACTTGTAGCCGTGGCCGGGCTCGACCTCTCCCCCGGGATGTCCGCCGCCCGTGGTCGCCTGGGAGGCCGGGGGGCTGTTGGATTCGTCCTGGAGATGGAGCCCGACGCCCGCACGATCCAGATGGGCTTCTCCCGCTGGGCCAGCCTGGTCGACAACTGGGGGCCAGCCTTCAAGGACGTGGTCGAGCTATTCCACAAGCACGAGAAACGGCACTTCCGCACGTCTGGCCGCTCGACGGGAAAGAAGTTCGAGAAGCTCTCCAGGAGCTACAAGACCTGGAAGAGCAAGCACTACCCGGGTCGTCAAATTCTGGTGCTGCGCGGGGCGCTCCGATCAGCCCTGATTCATGGCGGCCCGGGTACAGACGGGATCGCAAAAGTCACCAGTGACAGCCTGGTCGTGGGTGTGCGTCCAGGGACCAAGACAGCCGTCTACGCCAGAGCCCATAGCCTCGGTGAGGGCTTCATGCCGAAGCGCCCGCCCGTCAGGTTCGACACCTCGATACACACCAAAGACCTGAAGTCGGTTGGGGCTGGCGGGGGGGCCGTTCCGCTGGGGACTGCCATTGCCCAGATCTTCCAGGTCTACATCATCAAGGCCCGCAAAGACGCCAAGGCCAGCAAGATCTTTGCTGACCGATACGACTGGCGCAAGATGCGGCGCGGCGTGATGCGCCTGAAGACGCGCTGATGGCGACCTTCACCGAGCGCGCCGTGGATGCGGTCAGCGCCATGCTGACCGACGGGACCTACGGCCTCAACGCCGTCACCCTGCCCGCGATGCGGACGGCTCTGAGCCTGACGACCGCCGATCTTCCCGACGTTGCCACCTTCGAGAAGTGGTATCACCGGGCCGAGCAGGCTAACGCCTTCCCCTACATGTCCGTCGTGGTCAACTCGACCACGGGAGAGACCGAGCCCAACTCCCGCTTCTACCGGGTGACCTTCGACCTGGGCCTGGTGGTGTTGGATCAAGACATCGCCGGGAACGAGGTCGACGTGCTGACCGCCGGGTGGAGATACGGGGACGCCATCAAGACGATATTCCAACGCCGCACGAGCGCGGGCGGTCAAGGGTGGACCCTCGCCAACGCCTCGGGCATCATACGCGCAACGGTGACAAGTCAGCAGGTCGGAGCAGATCCGGGGCTGGCGGTGCCCAACGTCGCGCTACTAACCACCGTCGAGGTCGTGACCTCAGAGGAGTATTAAATGCCTACCGTTGATGTTGGTCGCGATCTCGTGTGCTTCGTCGCCGCCCAAGCAGAATATAAGACGACCGACGTGGCGGGGGAGTCCTACCCCGAGGCGGCGGATGCGATCCGCGTCATCACCGGGAGCGCGGGGGGCACTATCCCCACCGTCCCCCGGGAGGACAAGTTCGGCACAGCCACCGCCGTCCCTGGAATCAAGCAGAAGCGAACGGCCGAGGGCAGCATCGAAGCCTATGTGATGCCCAGTGGGACGATCACAGTGGCCCCCGACATCGACGAACTCTTGACGAGCGGGGGCTGGACGAAGATCGACCGCAGCGCGACCGCCACGACAGTCTCGGGCGGCAGCTCGACCGCCAAGCGGGTGGACCTGGCCGCGTCTACGGGCTTTGCCATTGGCGATCCGGTCATCGTCGAGACAGGGAACGGCACCGGACTCTATGAGATGCGCCGCGTGGACGGCGTGGACACGGTGGGCACGGACATCACGGTTGAGCCCCCGCTGACCTTCTCGCCTGCGGCCTCCGCCAACGTCAAGGGCGGCATCGGTTACACGCCCAACGACTCCCGCGACACCAGCGAGGACGCCTTGTCCCTCTGGCTGCTCAACAACAATTCGGCGGACCGGATCGCATCCTGGACGCCCGGGTCCTACAGCTTCACGATGGGCGGCGACGACGCGGCCCGCGTGTCAATCAGCGGCACCGGGCGCGAACACGATCGGCTGTTCGAGACCGTCCTAAACACGGGGGGCACGCTCAACGACAGTGATGTGGCGTTCGATGTGTTGATTGGCCTGTCGACATCTGGCGACCTGGTCAACACCTATTGGCTGATTGACGACGAAGTGATCAAGGTTGAGTCCATCTCTGGAAATGAGTGGACCGTCGCAACGCGCGGCAGCACCGGGCTTGGCGGTGGCGCGGCATCCCATGCCAACCTGACGGCGATCCGCCCCTACCGACCGACCGGGACCTACGTGGGGGCGCCCGTTCCTGCGACCTCTGGTCAGGTCGTCTTCGCCGCGTACGGCGGAAGCAGCGCGACATCCCTACAGGTCAACCAGTCAACCCTCGACTGTTCTTTTGGGCTGGCCTATCGAGAGGACATCCAGGGCGACGCATTTAAGGCGGGCGGGTATGTGATGAACCAGCGCGAGGTCCGCGCCACGCTGAGCGGATGGACCCTGAAGAATAAGAACATGCTCGCTGAGCTGCGGGCGTTCGATACTACGAACGTGGCCGGCGCCTCGTCCCAGCAGATCTCGGTGGCGTCCGTCGTGGGCGAGGTCGAGGGATCGATCTTCGGCTGGGTCGCCCCCCGGATGAGGACCGAAGACATGAGCCTGGACCGTGGCTCCGAAGAGGTCACGCTGGACCTGACCGGACTGTGCGAGGGCACGAGCAGCGGAGCGGATGAGATCCTCTTGATCTTCGCCTAGCAACAACCAACCAGAGGGAGCGCCCCCAATGGAAGTCAGCAAATGGAAACGTCGCAGGTACACGCCCACCTGGGGCGGAAATCAGGAGGAGGACGAGCCCTGTATAGTCGTCTTCGCTCCCCCGAATGTCGGGTGGATGGCCCGCTGGCGGGAGCTGGCATTACAGGCCCCCAACCTGGACACCGAGAGGCTCGCCGAAGAGGGCTACCTGGACTCCCTGGGAGACTGGACGAAGCAGCTTCAGTCATTCCGCGCGGAGATGCTGGCAGACCTGGTGCTGGGCATCGAGAGCCTGACGGTCGACGGGAAGGCCGTCACCCTGGAGCAGGGGCTCGAACTCATCATGGACAACGAGGGCCTGCGCGAGGAGGTCTTCGCCGAGATTCTGGCAGAAGGAACGGTGACCAAGAGCCAGGGAAAAGACTCCGAGTAGCCCTCCAGTACGCGGCCCACCCCGAGCCGTCCCCCGAGCAGCACGACCTCTGGGGGGACGACTGGAACGGCTGCAAGCTGTGGGGCTCTTGCCAGGGCCAGCGCTGCCGAGGCGACGGGAAGCCGTGGCGGTCCCCCGTCAAGTACCCGCGCCAGAGGCCCGCAGGCGTCCACCCAGAGCGCTCCCGTGCCGACTCGTGCCCCAATGCCTACGTCAAGCCCGGGGAGTGGCGCATATTGCGGCTGTGGAGCGCGTGGCGTCAGCTCGGGGGGATGCCCTCTCCCGGCTCCGTCGAGGAGCAAGAGTCCAAGCTGGTCGATGCGTTCTCTGTCCTGGACAGTGAGCAGGATATGATCCAGGCGTACCACGAAGAAGAAGCGACACGCCGAGCGCGCACCCGGAGCAGATGAGATGGCGACCTATGAATCGATGACGATGAGGATGAAGCTGGAGGGCTCAAACAAGGTCCAGCGCGAATTCAAGCAGACAGGGACGGCCGCGAAGAAGATGGGCCGGGGGATGAAGGCGGGAGGTGCCGGGGCGTCCAGGATGACGGCCGCGCTGAACCCTGCCGCGCTGGCCGCAGCAGCAGCCGCCGCCGGGCTGATGGCTGCCGTGGTCGCCGCGCGGGTCGCCAAGGCTGCGTTTATCAAGGTGGTTCGCGAGACATTCACGCTGGCCGAGAGACTGGATGAGGTCGGGAAGAAGGCCAAGGCAATCGGGGGTGTGAGCGCGGAGTCTCTCCAGGAGATGGTCGGAGCCTTCGAGCTTGCCGGGGTTAGCGCTGAACAGAGCATCAAATCTATGCAGAAGCTCAACCAGAGCACGGGCGAGGCGATGCGCGGGACCAAGACCTACACCGACGCCTTCGAGGCGCTGGGGCTTGAGGCCGGCAAGGTGGCGCGGATGCCGCTCAAAGAGCGGATGTTGGCAATCGCCGAGGGCATGGGGAGGATGAGCACCCAGGCCGAGAAGGCCCAGGTCGGCGCGCTGCTCTTCGGGCGCGCGTGGAAGGACCTGGTGGTCGGGATGGGAGATAGGGCGACCCTTGAGGCTACCATCAAGGACATCTCGCGCTTCCACGTCGCGTCCAATGAGGCCGTGCGGAACTCCGAAGAATTGCAAGACGCGCTCCTCAGGTCAAATAAGGCGTGGTTCGCAATGAAGACCGAGGCCCTGGAGCCTTTGATCCCTG